ACTACCTGCGGCAGTTTTTAAAGCTGCAGGTACTTCTTTTTGTGTTTCTGAAATAACTCTTATAGCTTTTTCTTCAAAAGAACTACCTGGCGCTTTGCGCCTATTTAATCTTTCCCAGCTATCTATAATATCTGCAACTTCTTCATCTGGAATGTTAAGATTTTCTTTTAAAACTTTAAAAGCCCCGTTTGAATTCCCATGCGTAAAGTGTTGAAAACCTTTTTTAATCCCTCTCCAACCTTTTGCAGAAAGCTTCCATGCAACTGAACCTATAACACCAAATATAGCATCTGCAGCTGCGGCTTCTTTCATTTGAGACATATAAAGCTGGGCGGTTAAATCTTCGCTTAACTTTTTAGCATTAATAGTTAAGTCTAATGCTTTACCTGCAGCTGCACCCATAGCTCCACCACTAATTGCACCTGCTATAGCTCCACCAAGACCTCCAGCAGCTGTGCCTATACCAGGAACAACCGAACCTCCAGCAGCACCAGCCATTGAACCTAGCCTGGCTCCAGCAATAGCGCCGCCAACTGCACCAGCAAATTCACCTTTAGAATTAAATAAATCATTTAAAATACTGCTATCAACTTCAGTAACTAAGCCGTTAGCATCACGCATCATCACTTCACCATCTTCAGGATGTATAAATGCTTCTATACCTTGTTTCTTTAATTCTTCTACTACACCATAATTTAGTTGATTTATTTCTCTTCTGGCTTCAATAGCCATTTCTTCGTTAAATAAAGCACCAGTTATTTCTTTACCAAAAGTTGAATATTTTGAGTACACACTTTTATACGTATCCGCAATACCCATAGCTCTGTCTTGCTCAGATACTTGATTAATATTAAAGTCTAATCTTTTATAACTTTCATTAATTTTAGATGCTTGCATAGCATTAGCTAATGTCTCAGGGTCGTAACCTTTAGAAGCTAAAAAGTTACTTATTTCTTCTTCATCATATCCTACTTCACGTGCTTGTTTAATCTTACCTTTTATCTCATTTGTAATAGTTAAATTAGCCTCATCTTCATCTATACCTTTATTAGCTAGATTATTCTTTACATCAACTATTGTAGAACCTTCATTTAAAGCTTTATAAATAGTATTACTAAAGTTGTCTGTGTTTACAGGTTCTGCTATTTCTGTTGGTTGTGTATTAACTCTACCTTTAACTTCTGGTAAATCTACTTTAGGTAAATGTTCACTGTTACTACCTAAATAGTCCATACTATATTTATTTATAGGCTGCTCTTCTTTCATCCAGCAACTCCTTCATTAGTGTTTTGCGGTAGTTTTAAAGCTTGACTCTTAGGTGAAGCTGGTGTTGTTCTATCTACAGGTGAAGGAGGTGCAACAGCTCCACCTGCAATCATTTCAGCTGTTTGCCCTAATATACCACTAATATCAGGGCTATATTTAGTTTTCATAGACTTAACAGTTAAACTAGCTGCTTTAAAGTATCCTGCTGGATTTACCTCAGATAAAGCTCCACCTATATTACCTTGTAATACTGTTTCAAGCATCAACTGATTTTTCTCATCCTCATCATTATAAGCTGCACTATCTATACTTATTTCAACGTCTGTAAAAGCTACTTCACTTTCCCTAGTTGGAATAGGCGCAATTATATAATTACCTTTTTCGTCTAATTCAGGTTTATTTGTAGCAGGATTTAAAACTTCTTCCCAAACAAATTGCATAATAGGTTGGCCATTTTCGTCAAATTCTCCGGACCACATAGTCATAGGTTGGTTTAAAGCAACCCAACGCTCACCTGTACTATCATCAGTTATTCTTAAAGTTTGTTCTGCTGTATAATATTGCTTTATTAAATGAATACAATCCCAACCCATCAATCTATAAAATTGTTCTATTCTTACTGTTAGATATCTCAAAGATAACGTAGTAGAATTTTGCTGTAGTTTAACTTTTCTACCGCTATCTGAAGCAAAAGCCATGCCTAAGAAACTATCATTAATACCTAAAACTCTTTGTATACGGGCAAAAGCTTTTTCTATAATAACATACTGGTCAGCTATCTCCTTAGTCATGTTTTCTATTCTAATCTTGTTAATATTCTTAACTTGAAGAATACCATTAACACGATTAACTTTATCCGCAAAATCCTCTATATCGTCAACAACTTTGTCTTCAACAATAATTTTTTGCGTATTAGCCATGAGTTGAATTTTAAGTATAGCTTGATTTACAGCCTTTTGGCTCTCAACAACTTCTCTAAATATGCCATAATGCTCTGCTAAACGACTAGTATTTAATTTATGTACACGATAAGGGTTTTTAACTTCTTTATGTGTTACTTCACTTCTCTTTAATTCTTTTTCTCCACACCAAAAAATAGACCAAGACTTACCTACTTCATCAGTTATAATAGTGTGAACTAAACAATAATTATTAAAGCGTTTAAAATCACCATCAAATACTTTACCAAAATTATCTTCAAATTCAGCTTCATTAATGTTTAAATGATTTTCATAAGCTTCTAATTCGTCTATTACTTCCTTCTTATTAGGGAACATAGTTCTTAATGCTTCTTCTGTTACCCACTTCCACCTATGAATAAATCTTGCATCGCTATAATCCTCAAGTTTAGACATAGGGTCCAAACATATTTCTTGCCAAGGCACATGGGATAAAACAATCTTTTTAATAGTTCTACCAAATCTATCCTTTCTACCTGTTTCTATAACATCTATATAACAACACATTAAACCTGCTAATAGCCCATCAAGTTTTATTTTATCTCCTTCTGTTTCCATATGATTAGTTCTCATGACATAAGAAACTACATCATTTAATAAATTAGCCGTATCTATATCAACATAATCTTCTGGGCTAACTTTTACAGTATTAACTACTGTAGAATAATAACCTAATAATAATCTACCAAACAATTTAATAACGTTAAAAGTTTCAGCTGGTTGACCGCGGTTAGCTAAAGTTGCTAACTGCTCTCTATTATACTGTCTATTATGATACATATCGTCAACCTCTTCTCCTTCAAGGCGACTATCATAATAAGTGTCATAACTTATTTTAAATGTATCTCTAATAGTGTTTAAATCTGTTTTCATTAGTCTGCGGCTCCTTCAAATATTGAATCTAAAGAAGGTTTTTGTTGAACAGGTTGTCTACCTTCTATATAATCAATTCTTTGTTGTAAAGCACTTCTTATATTATTTAATTTGTTTCTATCTGCGCCAACCATAACATGCATAGTGTAAGGATTACCTAATTTTGCAGCTGAGTCTAATTTATCTTGTACTTGAGTTAAAGCAACTTTAAACTGTCTCAAAACTGGCCCTAGTTTTTGTTTATTTGTACCAAAAGCTTCATTAAATGCTTTTATTTCACCCTCAGTTTGAGCAGAGCCAAATAAAGCATGTTTTAGGCTATTTCTAAAACTTGCCATAGCAGCTGTTCTATCTGCTTTTGGTACAGATTCAGATACATATTTTTTAAAATCTGCTAATGTTTTGTCAACTATACCTGTTTGTGTTGATGAAAGTCTACTAGCAGGGCCTGCTAAACTTATCAGCCCTCTAATCTCAGTTATGTTTTCCTTATCTTTTTGAGTAAGTTCTGTGCCTTCAAGTTTATTAATTTTAACAACATTTTGCCATGCTTTATTAAAATTCTTTTCATTCGAAAAATCAGTATTAAAGAAATTATCTTCACCTCCAAACTTGTTCAATAAATCTATAGTTTGGTTTTCTGCCGCAACTAAATCCTTTTGTACTGTTGTAGACCCATCAGTTCTTAGTTTGATAAAATTTTCTTGTATTTTAGTGATTAATTCTCTCTCTCTAATGTCTAAACCACGAGATTGATTTTTGGCCTCTTGTTTAGCTAAATCAACTTTTGTGTCTTCATTTTTATTTGTAGTACCTTGAGCAGCATTTGCGTTACCACGAATAAAGTTTTGAATAGTAGCAATTCTATTATCTAAATATTGTTTTTGCCTGTTGTTTAAATCTTCTATATTAGGTGGATTAACCATAGACTGAGGCCCCATTTGCTGGCCTTCTTGTATAGCAGTATTATCTACGTAATAACTTTCACCATTAGAAAAATTATTTAAAACAGTTGATACATATTTTTGTGTATCTAACATTGGGGGTACACCGTTATGCTTATCTACATTAGCCTCACCCCCTGCAAATGCTGCTAAAGCTAATCTAGTATCACCATTATACTTAGTTAATAGTTCTTTCATGCGTTCTGCATTACCCGCAATATTTTCTTTTGCTGGCGATAAGTCAGAATCCACATTTGTCATAGCTGCCAATAAATTAGCAGGTACACCTGTTGAATCTGATGCTTGCATAATTTCACTCTCAAATTTATGGCCTTCAGCAGTATTAGGAGAAGAACGTGGACCTGCCATAAACTCTCTAAACTGTTTATAATTATTAACTATTCCTTG